TATAGATGCTGGTGCAATAAACTTTGAAGTTAAAGATACATGGGTAGATTTACTTCAATTAGTATTAATAACCGTGATCGGCGCTTATTTTGGTGGACGATCATTTGAAAAAGTAAAAAAATAAAATTATGGGACAAAATTCAACAGAAGTAGCTTATGGGTTTGGACAAATGGGTAGTTTATTTACAAATCTAGCTAAACCAGTATATCCACCAAAAGATCACGTTATAGTAGCTATACAATTTGTAGCTGATAACGCTCCATCAGCATTACATACTGAAACTTTAGATACTTTAGGACCTCAATATATAACAACTGAAGATACAGAAGCAACAGATGCTAACTACTTGGGTGTAACAGAAGCCGCTTGTACTGGCGCTAGGACTACTGTAAATGTGACAAACGATACAGTAACTATTAGCGCTGCAAATACTAAAATAAAAGTTGGCCAATACGTACTGTTAGTAAACGATGGTGATACTATAGACGCAGGTTTAACTGTAGACTCTGAAACTCCAACACCTATTTACACGGGCGCAAACACTACTGGTGTTAAAGTTTTAAAAGTTAACGATGTTAACATAACACTATCTGAAGTATTAACACCAACATCATCACAAACATTAGTGTTTTTAGATGAATATCATGGTGCTGGTGGTACAACTACTGAGGGTGTAACATTTCCAAAAGGACTTACAATATATGGTAGATGGACTATGGTAACTCCAGCTGCAGATGCTGATGGAGGTATAATTTGTTATTTCGGTAAGTAATGTTAGGATTAGGAACTGCAATAACAGCTGCAAGTAGTTATAAATCATTTGATCCAACAGATATACGTGGTTTATCTTTGTGGCTTAAAAATAATACAGGGGTAGCTGTGGGTCAATGGGATGATTCATCTGGAAATGATAATCACGCTACGCAAAGTAACGCTGATAATCAAGCGGCAGTATCAGGTGGAGGTTTAAACTTTGAAGGTAGTGATGATAACTTTTATGACTTAGCAAGTAAAATCACCGTATCAACAGATCACAACTTTATAGTAGCTGTTGTAGTAACAATAGAATCTTACGATAGTTTAAACTGTATTTTATCTGATGGTGCTAATGAATTTTTTGAGTTTCAAACTAACAAGAAAATAAGAATTAAAACTCTAGATGGCAGTGCTACTACTACTGTACTTACAATGGGTAGTACAACATTTAATGCTGCTGAAAAAATGCTTATTACAATTAGTAGGAATGATAGTGGTACTGGTACTTTTAATATATACAAAAACAGTGAAATTCTTTCGGGAACTTATAGTAATCAAGCTAATCCTTCAGGAATTGAATTTGCTAACTTAGGTATAAGAAACGATAGTGATAGACCTTTTGACGGTATTATACATGAGTTATTAGTTTACGATCTTGCAACTACAACTCACACTGATGGTGAATTAGAGGATCTAAACAATTATCTACGAATGGTACATGGGTTAGCTGCTGGCGCGTAATTACATTAAACAAATAATTAACTTAAATTAAATAAAATGGCAAAAAAGAAAAAGAAAGATAGCTCTTCGGCTATGATAAAAAAATTGACTGGTAAAAGACCGGAAAAAATTAACGAACAAGAACTAGCTAATTTACAGTCTTTGATAAAAACAATAGAACAACTAACGCATGAGGTTGGACAAATAGAAGTTAGAAAACATGCTTTATTAAAAGCTATGGAAAGTGTTCAAACTAGAATAGAATCTACACGCGTTCAATTAAATGAAAAGTATGGTACTGATAACATAAGTCTTCAAGACGGTACTATAAACTACACAAAAAACCCAAAGGAAAATGGCGAAGCTGATAAGAAAGATTAGTGTAGGTAAAGATTATAAAAATGATGCAATGCACTATGCTGTTGGTCAAGAAGTTTATGGTGGACATACTATTTGTGATATAATAGAAGAAGATGAAAAATATTCTATTTATATTAAAAAAAATAAAGACGTTTTACCTTGGAAAGACTTCAACAAAAACATGGCTGTATCTATAGAGTATAATCTTGAATACTAATGAAAAGTGTTCACAACTTTGTTGTAACGCCAAAAGGGGAAAGATATAATAATAAGAAAAAAGTTGGTGATTCAGAACTTATTTTAAATACAGAAATTTATAATCATCAATATGTAAATAGAGAAGCAGTTGTTATATCAACACCAATAGCGGGACACACGGATATAAAAACGGGTGATACAGTTGTAGTACACCACAATGTTTTTAGAAGATGGCATAATGTAAAAGGTATCGAAAAAAATAGTAGAAGTTATTTTAATGAATCAACATATTTTATAACACCTGATCAAATATTTTTATATAAGAGAAACGATAAGTGGATAGCTCCAAAAGGTTATTGTTTCGTAAAACCTTTAAAAGAATTAAACGATCAATTTAATATAAAATTAGAAAGACCTTTTATAGGTATAGTTAAATATTCAGATGGTACTGTTGAGGTTAATGATTTAGTTGGATATAAACCTAAAACAGAATGTGAGTTTATTGTAGATGGAGAAAGACTATATCGAGTTTTATCAAATTTAATTACAATCAAATATGAATACCAAGGAGACGAAGAAGAATATAATCCAAGCTGGGCAGAGGGCAGTTGAAGAACTGATTAAAGTTGCTAAAGAACCGATTGTAGATTCTGATGACGATATATCAGCTGATAGACTAAAGAATGCCGCGGCTACTAAAAAACTAGCTATATTTGACGCATTCGAAATACTTAACAGAATTCAAGAAGAAGAGAACTTGCTTGAGGGAAAAACACCTGAAAAGAGAGAGGAAAAAGTCTTTAAAGGATTCGCAGAAGGTAGATCTAAATAATGTACGAGCAAAGTTTAGTTAAAATAGTAGAACCTATTAAGAAAACTACAATCAGTAGACTTAATAGAACTAAAAAATGGAAATATGGATATAATAAAGAACATGATATTATCGTTATATCAAAAACTGGTCAAATTGGTGAAATCTATGAGATACAAAACTTGCAGATTGCTTTGCCAAAAGCACCAGTGCAAGTGTTCAAACATGAGTTAAAAAAGTGGGTAAAATTTGAACAACCTAAAGAATTAACTCGTTTAAAAAATATATTTGACTGGAGAAATTATCCAGATGAAAACAAAGAACAGTGGTTTGATTATATAGACGAAGAGTTTAAAAGAAGAGATGAAGGGTTTTGGTTTTTTAATAAAGATAAACCAACTTATATAACAGGTACGCATTATATGTATCTTCAATGGAGTAAAATTGATGTTGGTGCTCCTGATTTTAGAGAAGCAAATAGATTGTTTTATTTATTTTGGGAAGCATGTAAAGCAGATAAACGATGTTATGGTATGTGCTACTTAAAGAACAGAAGATCAGGTTTTTCTTTCATGTCGTCTGCTGAAACAGTTAATTTAGCCACTCTTGCAAGTGATAGTAGATATGGTATACTATCTAAAACAGGTTCCGATGCTAAGAAAATGTTTACTGATAAAGTTGTACCTATTAGTATAAACTATCCTTTCTTTTTTAAACCGATACAAGATGGTATGGATCGACCTAAATCAGAATTAGCATATAGAGTACCAGCAAGTAAGTTTACAAGAAAAAAAATAACATCTAACGAAAAGATAGAAGATTTACAAGGATTAGATACAACTATAGATTGGAAGAATACTGGAGATAATAGTTATGATGGTGAAAAACTAAATCTACTAGTACATGATGAAAGCGGTAAGTGGGAGAGACCTGATAACATACTAAATAACTGGAGAGTTACAAAAACTTGTTTAAGATTAGGTAGTAGAGTTATAGGTAAATGTATGATGGGTAGTACTTCAAACGCCTTAGATAAAGGAGGTGATAACTTTAAAAAACTATATAATGCATCAGATGTCACTAAAAGAAATAGAAACGGTCAGACAAAATCTGGTTTATACTCTTTGTTTATCCCAATGGAGTGGAACTACGAAGGATTTATTGATGAGTTCGGAATTCCAGTTTTCGCTACTCCTGATATCGATGTGTTCGCCCCAGACGGTGAATTAATAGATATAGGTGTAATAGATAGTTGGCAAAACGAAGCTGATGGTTTAAAAGATGATCAAGACGCTTTAAATGAATTTTACCGACAGTTTCCTAGAACAGAAGAACACGCTTTTCGTGATGAAACAAAAAACAGTATATTTAATCTTGTTAAAATATACGAACAGATAGACTATAACGAAGAAATGTCTAGAACACTTGGAATTACAACTGGTAATTTTCAATGGGTTAATGGTGTAAAAGATTCACAAGTTATATTCTATCCAGATCCAAAAGGTAGATTTAAATTAAGTTGGGTACCACCTCAACAATTACAAAATAGAATAGTAATTAAAAATGGTATAAGATATCCTGGTAACGAGCATATGGGTGCTTTTGGATGTGACTCATATGATATATCAGGAACTGTAGATGGAGAAGGATCTAAAGGAGCATTACACGGATTAACTAGATTTTCAATGGAAGATGCTCCAGCAAACTCTTTCTTTTTAGAGTATTTATCTAGACCACCTACAGCTGAAATATTCTTTGAAGATGTTTTAATGGCATTAGTATTTTATGGTATGCCAATACTTGCAGAGAATAATAAACCTAGATTATTATACTATTTACGAAGAAGAGGATATAGAGGGTTTAGTATGAATAGACCAGATAAAGTGTGGAACAAGTTGTCTACAGCTGAAAAAGAGGTAGGTGGTATACCAAACTCTAGTGAAGATATAAAACAAGCTCATGCAGCGGCGATTGAAATGTATATTCAAGATCATGTTGGTATGAAGCAAGATGGAACGTTTGGAAATTTATATTTCAACTCACTGTTAAATGATTGGTCGAGATTTGATATAAATAAAAGAACAAAGTTTGATGCAACAATAAGTAGTGGTTTAGCTATTATGGCTAACAATAGGCATTTGTACGCTCCAAACGCTAAAATAGAAAAACCGAAATTAAACATAAGTATTTCCAAGTATAAAAATACAGGTAATACTTCACAAATAATTAAATAATAAATATGGCAGAGTCTGTTGTAAAAAATTATTTCCCGAGTCAAGTTGTAAGTGATATAGAAAAATTAAGTTACGATTATGGTTTAAAAGTAGCTAAAGCTATAGAAACCGAATGGTTTCATGATAATAGAAGCTTAAATAGATATAGAAACAACAAGAATAATTTTCATAATTTAAGATTGTACGCAAGAGGCGAGCAATCTATTCAAAAGTATAAGGATGAGTTATCTATAAATGGTGATTTGTCCTATTTAAATTTAGACTGGAAACCAGTTCCTATTATATCTAAATTTGTAGATATTGTAGTTAACGGTATCGCAGAACGTACGTATGATATAAAAGCATTTTCTCAAGATCCTTTTAGCATTAAACAAAGAACAGAGTACATGGAATCTATACTAAGAGACATGCAAACTCGTCAGTTTAATGATATAGCGATGCAGAATTTAAATATGGATCTTTATGAAAATGATAAAGAATCATTACCAGAAAACGAAGAAGAATTAGGTTTACACATGCAGCTTACATATAAACAAGCTGTAGAACTTGCTGAAGAACAAGCGATCAATGTTTTAATGGAAGGTAATAAATACGAATTAACAAAGAAAAGATTTTATTACGATTTAACAGTTTTAGGTATTGGTGCTGTTAAAACATCATTTAATACTTCGGAAGGTGTAACTATAGATTATGTAGATCCCGCTAATCTTGTTTATTCTTATACAGATTCCCCTTATTTTGATGATATATATTATGTTGGTGAGGTAAAGTTTATACCAGTAAACGAATTAGCAAAACAATTCCCACATTTATCCCATGAAGATCTTGAAGATATAATGAGTGATAAATCCACTAATAAATCTAACTATACTTCTAGACAGGTCGATCATAAAGAAGATAATAATACTGTTCAAATTTTATATTTCAACTATAAAACTTATATGAATGAAGTTTATAAGGTAAAAGAAACTGGAACAGGTGCAGATAAGATAATACCTAAAGACGATCAGTTTGATCCACCAAAAGATATGGAAGGTGGTTATTCTAAATTATTAAGATCTGTAGAGTGTCTTTACGAAGGAGCTTTAGTATTAGGTACAAATAAACTACTTAAGTGGGAAATGTCAAAAAACATGATGCGTCCTAAAAGTGATTATACTAAAGTTAAAATGAATTATAGTATTGTTGCGCCTAGAATGTATGATGGTAAGATAGAATCTTTAGTTGGAAGAATTACTGGTTTTGCTGATATGATTCAGTTAACACATTTAAAGCTTCAACAAGTAATGTCTAGATTAGTTCCAGATGGAGTTTATTTAGACGCAGACGGACTTGCTGAGATAGATTTAGGTAACGGAACAAATTATAATCCACAAGAAGCATTGAATATGTTCTTCCAAACAGGATCTGTTATTGGTAGATCGTTTACGCAAGATGGTGATATGAATCCAGGTAAAGTGCCTATTCAAGAAATCCAATCAGGAAGTGGTGGTAATAAAATGCAGAGTTTAATTGCTACGTACAATTATTATTTACAAATGATAAGAGATGTGACCGGGTTAAATGAAGCTAGAGATGGTAGTATGCCTGATAAAAACGCTTTAGTTGGTGTACAAAAATTAGCAGCTGCAAATTCTAATACAGCGACAAGACATATATTACAAGCTGGATTATTTTTAACAGCTGAAACCGCAGAGTGTTTATCACTTAGAATATCTGATATATTAGAATATTCACCTACAGCAGATGCTTTTGTTCAAGCTATAGGTTCTCATAATGTAGCAACTTTAGAAGAAATGTCTAATTTACATCTTTATGACTTTGGTATATTTATTGAATTAGCACCAGACGAAGAAGAGAAACAAATGTTAGAGAATAATATTCAAATGGCATTACAACAACAAAATATAGAACTAGAAGATGCTATTGATCTTAGAGAGATTAAAAACGTTAAACTTGCTAATCAACTTTTAAAGATACGTAGAAAAAAGAAAATAGATAGAGATCAAGCAATGCAGCAAGAAAATATACGGGTACAATCTGAAGCTAACGCTCAGGCACAGCAGGTTGCAGCACAAGCTGAAGTTCAAAAAAATCAAGCAATAAACGCTGGTAAAATAGAAGTTGAACAAGTTAAAGCTGAACTCGATTCTCAAAAGATGATGCAAGAAGTTCAACATAAAAAAGAACTAATGCAGTTAGAATTCCAAATGAATATGCAGCTTAAAAGCATGGAGAGTAACCCTGCTGAACTTATGAGAGAAAAAGAAGATAGAAAAGACGAAAGAACAAAAATACAAGCCACACAACAAAGTGAGCTTATAGATCAAAGAAAATCAGGTAAACCACCTAAAAACTTTGAGTCATCAGGTAATGATATACTAGGTGGCGGATTTGATTTAGGCGCGTTTGAACCTAGATAAAATTTATTAATTATTATTATATTATATTATGGAAGAAAAAAACGAAAATGTAGTTGAAGAAACTACACAAGAAACGACTAATCAAGTTGACGAAACTCCTCAAATTGATGAAAGTAAATTCGAAAGCGCTGGAGATGACAGCGTAACTAAAATTGATTTAAGTAAACCACCTGTAAAACCAGAAGAAAATGAAGTTAAAGAAGATAACACTAACGACGAGGGAGTGGTTGCAGAGTCTAACGATGCCGACACCTCACAAGAACAAGAAGAAATACAACCGGAAGCAGAAACACAAGAAACTCCAGTATTAGAAGAAATCACTGAAGATTCTACAGAAGAAGAAGTTGCTGAAGT